ACGCTTTTATTACGTACACACTAATTTTTGACCCTTGTTAGGGTAACCACTTTACCTCCTCTTTTGGAGTTGCATTTTACCGGGCTTTGACCCGTTGCTCTTACACACACATCTATCAAACTGACTCTACGACCATTTGAAAACGTTTCATGATCTTGATTGTTAATGCTAGGATATTTACGGCCTAGTCTTGATCTTTATGAATCGTTTTGCGATCCTTGACCATCTTTGCCAGATCTCCCTGTAAGGGAATTTTACTACCACTGCCGAGGGCGCTTTTAGCGATCTAGCTTACACTATTTTGTCTTTAAGGTCCAAAACCAGTTTTAGTAGTTGTCAATTTACACATGGACATACGGAAGTACCGTCTCCTATATGTATCTTTATTGAGGCTATTCTTGCGTTTAACTCGTGAGATCTCTATCGAACATATCTTGTAAATTATTATCCAGATGGGTAAGCAACGCTAAAGTTGGGTTCAATGTATTAATTATGCAATCCAAACAAACAACCCCCGTGCCTTTTGCCTCAACAACGCCTTTTGTTCCAAAGACTATTCTTTGGACGAATATGTCTACTTGTCACACTTGTGATCACCGGCATTCTTCTATTGCCGCGTCCGTCCAACATCTTGCCAATTCTGGCTGTGATGGTTCGACGTTGTGCTATTGCAGCACTAAGATCACGAAGGCAAATGCCTCAGACCACATTCTCGTGTGTCGCTTCTTCGCACCAATAGGTTGCACGCTCTGTCCCGAACGTCTTTTTAAGACTCTTGAACGAGCTAACAATCATGCATGGAGTGCCCACGGCTCTGGTCGACACACTTTTGAACTTCAACCTACAGTTAAGTTCAAACTCTCAGCACAAGCTGGAACCCGCTTTGCACACATGCAATTTTCTCAGGTTCTGGAACGTACGCGCAATAACACACAGAAGCGTGCGATTCTAAAATCTTTGATCAAGGAGTCCAACTTCACAGCGACGAATTCTTATTTATTTCGTCTTTCTGCTGAGAATAAACACCGCACACTACCTTGTTTCACCAAGACTCAAGGTCGTCTCCGCGACTTCCAGCTCAAATGTGAGGACGGTGTTCTCACGGTTCGCATTAATCTTAATGATACCGATGCTGCTGAACTATGGGAATGTCTGCGTCCTGCAATTCTCTTGAAATCGCAAGGTCTTTTCTCCATTGATGTCAATCATGGTCTAGACCCTGCACTTGCCGCTGCTACACAGCAAATAACGGCACTTCTTGAGCGAATGGCGGTTGCTACCACCACCATCCAAGCGATCGTCTCTTTGACTTGTAAGCTTGTTGCGATTATTTCGTCCAAATTCAATCTTACAGTCGTTGCTGCTCTTACTCTCGACGCTCTTACTTCAATCGGCATTTCGGCTGAACTTGCAGCTACAGTTTGGGCTCGCATTAAGGACCATTTTCGCATTGTGCATCGTTTCTTTCGAGGCGAACTCTCTGCGCAAATTTCCGGCGATCCTATTGCTTCATTGACTACCGTCATCGCCATCTTTTGTGGCACTATGATGATGAAAAAGATTCCGCGTGAATCTGAGATTAATGACTGCATTACTGGAGTTACTAAGCTTGGAGGACTCGTGCGTGGACTCACCTTTGCCTGGCAAGGACTAGAGAAACTCATTACTTTTGTGATGAAGCAAGTCTTTGAATGGCATACTGGCGTTCCTTCCGAGATTGAGACTCTTGAGACATTTATGTCCGGAGTTTCCGTCTGGTTTACCCAGGTGCAGGACCTCGTTCGCCTCCATACAGCTGACAATATCGTTCGCTCTAGCGAGATGTGCTCTCATATTGAGAGTCTCTATCGTCAGGGCGCTCAATTTTCTGTCACTGCAGCTGAAACTAAAGTTGATAGGACTCTGCTTGCTCCGTTCAATCTCCATTGGGCAATTCTCAAGAACCTTTATGAAAAGGCCTGCTCTTCAGGCGCTTTCCGTGCTGGACCCCGAGTTGAACCCGTCGTGATCTACGTCTTTGGCAGTTCTGGTGTTGGTAAATCTGGACTCATGTTCCCTCTCGCAACCGAACTTATAAAATTGGACGGTATGCCCCGAACTGAAGAAGGGAAAGCCGACCCCATGAAAGAAGTTTACATGCGTGCTGTCGAACAAGACTATTGGGATGGTTACAAAAACCAACGCGTTGTTGTTTACGACGATTTCTCTCAAATTGTCGATAGCGCGAGTAAACCCAATCCAGAGTTTATGGAAATTATTAGGACAGGAAATATTGCTCCTTACCCGTTGCATATGGCCTCGATTGAAGAGAAAGCGAAAACTTACTTCTCTTCCCGTGCTATTATTTGCACTTCAAACTTGGGGATTAATCAGATAAGACCTGAATCCATCCATTGTAAGGAAGCACTTCGTCGTCGCTTTGATATTTGTGTCAGGGTTACTAATAAACGAATGTTTACTACCCTTGGAGATGATGGGAATCGTTATCTTGACGCAGTCAAGGTAAGGAACATCACGGGTGAAGCTCACTCCATGAGGGTCTATAATATTTGGCCTATCAATCCACTTACAGGTCGCACGACCACAGATGAACCCATCTCTTATGACGAGTTCGCAACCTTGTGCTGTCGCAAGTACCAACAGCGTTTTAATCGCTCGTCTGATATGTTTGACTTTCTTGACACCTATGCTAATGCACCAGGTCTCTTGGAGGCACAAGTTTTATCTATTAGCGAGGAGGAAGAATGGCTTTCCGGCCTGGAAAAAGAGCTTGTTCTTGCTGACGCTTTGTATATGGGTAAATGGGATTGTGCTCAAATTGAGTCATTTGGCGAAGAAGCTTTCGAGCATTTGCGCCCGTTTATGACTGATGAGACTTCTTTCGCCATTTCAGAGTTCTTTGCAGATAATTGCGCAGGAGAATCCTTTGAGGATTACCAGATGCGCTGGTCTAGTACGTTGCAGAGTTTGAACGAAATCTGGATCCCACAGGCGCCTGAGCACATCCGCAACTTTGCGCAAAAGGATATTTTCCTACGGACGAGTTTGACGGACGTTGTCATTGGTTTGAAACAACGTGTCGTTGCTAGTACTCGTCGCGTTCATGAACGTCTCGTGCAGAGCCTTGTAGGGTGGAAAGAAAAGATTGCAGAATATTTTACTCGTGTAAAGAAGATTATCACTGATCATCCTTTCATGACTATTGGCTGTGCTATTGTTCCACTGATAATTTTGGCTCTCATGTCCTACCTCCGAACTGGAAAGAAGATCGCCGTTGGTCCTCCACTTGATCACAACCATGCTGGTCTCGATCGAGGTACCCGTATCGTCCATAAGCACAATTGCCTGTGGTGTTACAAAACATACGAGCATGCTCATGTTATCAAAACTACGGCCGAATCAGTCAACTATCCGCAATTATGTGGAGCCTGCGACAGGCAAATTTCTTGTTCGTACGGTACGTACACTAATGATGATGGTGTGACTGATACTGGATTCATCATGAAGAAAAATACAATTCTTTCTTCGGAGCAATGTCTTGTGGAAGAGCGTTTCGTCCCTTTCCAAGTTGTTAGTACTGAACTCACCACTTCTGGAGATCCTCGAACCCGTCGTAAGGATGCTCTCAAGGTTGAATTGACTGGATCCGGAGATCCCCATACTAAGAAGTCGATGAACCTCCGTGTTGAAATCGAGGAAGGAGACGATTATGCGTGCGACAGCCAAGAAGCTATGCGCGCTGAATTACAGACGGATCCGAATGGGCTGCAAGTCTCGCGCAAGATCATCAACAATACCTATAATATTGAGTTGATGATTGATGGCGCCTGGCGCACGCGTATGAAGATGTGTTTCCTTGTTGGAAGGACTGCTATCACAGCTGGCCACCTGATTCCATACTTGGAGGCAAGCACTGAAGTTCGTATCTGGAACCAGTCCAACAGGCAAGGTCATACTATGCCCGCATCATCTCTGAAGTGGGTCAAAATTGAAGACTCTGCTGGCAATAGCAAAGATCAAGTTCTGCTTGAATTTCCTCGTACCATCTTGGATCACGCAGACATTACGAACAACATCGCTACGAGCGCCGAGATGACAAAATTTAAGACTTGCCATGGCGTTCTAGTCGTTCCTTGCGACCTTGGTGCTATCTTGCGTTTCGGCACCATCACAGCTCGTGATCAAGAGATCTTTTATGATGACGACAGAGACAATTGGTATTCAATTCGGGACCGATATGAGTATCGTGGACTTGAAACCAAGGATGGAGATTGCGGTTCGATTCTCATGGGCGTTTCCAGTGGCATTGCCAAGAAAATCCTTGGTCTACATGTCGCCGGTGCGGCTGGGTTCGGGATTTCAACTCCCTTCAATGCTGCCGATATTATGCGTGGTCTCTCTCGGATCTCCCTTGCTGCGCAAGTGAGTGTCAATTGGGACCCCATTTTGAAGGAAACTGGCACATCTGAGACTGTCTCACTTCCTGAGGGTAATTTCGTACCTGTAGGAAAGGCCATTTTTAAAGTCGCTAGTGCTACTAACACAGCGTTGCGACCAAGTGCAGTTCATGGCATGATTACCCCTGCTACTACGATGCCTAGTGCATTGCGTCCTATTAAGGTCGATGGCAAAAGGGTAGATCCCATGACCCTAGGGTTGAAAAAGGCTGGTAATATTCCTCCATTTCTCAACGAGGACCGTCTCGCAGCTAGCATTAACGATGTAGAACGCATCGTGAATTCCAATATCGATCCTGATCATAGTCGTGTCTTAACGGATATGGAAGCGGTGGCCGGTATAGAAGGAGATTCATTTGTCACACCCATTAACCGCAAGTCGTCGCCTGGTTTTCCCTATACTAAGTTTAAGGGAAATAAACCTGGCAAAACAAAGTGGTTGGGAGCTGACGAATATAAGCTCGCCCCCGAAGTCAAGGAGACAATGGACCAGATGATAGTGGACGCAAAGAACAATAAGCGCACTCCTGTCGTCTGGACAGACACGCTTAAGGATGAGCGTCGTCCCATCGCTAAAGTCAAAATCGGGAAGACTCGCGTGTTTGCTGCAGGTCCGATGCACTACACGTTGGCTTTTCGTAAGTACTTTCTTGGCTTTGCTGCTCATTGCGCTAAAAATCGCATTGATAATGAGATTTCGATTGGTACCAATGTCTATTCTTTGGATTGGACTCGTACCGCTCAGCGTCTCCGCAGCAAAGGTAACAAAGTGATTGCGGGAGATTTCTCTAACTTTGATGGTACCTTACTTGTGCAAATCCTCACTGATGTTGTCGAGATTATTAATAAGTTCTACAATGATGGGGAAGAGAACGCACAAATTCGAAGAGTCCTTTGGAAAGAAATTGTCAACTCAGTTCACTTGAACGGCGATGACCTTTACCTTTGGACTCACTCTCAGCCCTCTGGTTGTCCTATCACTGCCATATTGAATTCGTTATTTAATTCGATTTCAATGCGCTATGTATGGATGACTGTCATGCCCCCGGAGTACCGTACCATGAGCGCTTTTAATAAGCATGTGGCTATGGTCTCCTATGGTGATGACAACTGTGTCAACATTAGTGATGAAGTTATTAAACTTTTCAATCAGCTTACTATCGCCGATGGATACACCACTATGGGTATGACATATACGGACGAAGAAAAATCAGGTGAGATGATCCCTTTTCGCTCTCTAGACGAAATTTCGTACTTGAAGAGACGTTTCGTGTGGAATGAATCTGAGCACCAGTACCTTGCTCCTCTCGACCTTGGTGTCGTTTTGGAAATGGTGAATTGGGTGCGCGGCGATTTTGATCACGAGGAGAGAACGACTGAAAATCTGACAACCAGTGCATTCGAACTCTCTCTGCATGGAAAGGACATCTTTACCCACTGGATTAAGGAATATTCGACTGCATCTCGGAACTTCGCTGTCCGTCCCCTCTTTCTTACTTATGAGGAGTACAGGACCGTAGAGGCTCAGAAATACGGTCGTCTCGCTGCTTGCAGCTAAATCCGAGGCTAGGGGCACTTTCCGATCAACGTAAGGAAAGTGCAGCAAATCCCGGTCCTCGGTATTCACATTTCGTTTTAGAAATTGAATAGTGGAGAATCTATGATTCTAATGGTTATTGTGTGCCACTCAAAATCCAGGCTACTAACCCGTTGCTTTAGACCAAATTCGTGAAATCGCGCGATTGGAAGTTTGATAACTCAAGCGATTGCTAACTCACAACATAATGAAATGTCAGAACTTGGACCTGACAAAGACACACAACAGATAACAACATTTGTTGATGATGTCAATATTGAGACTTATGAAAAACCACTTATGTCCACCGCCACTGCGTGGACAAAGATGGCTGAGGACGATAAGATGCATGATATTCATGCTATTCTTAAGCGTCCCGTAAATGTTCTGAACGGTGAATTTAATACCGCCTTCACTAACGTTACGTTGAAATTTCCGGACATTATCTTCCAGAAATCAGCGAACGTTGTGAAGAAGCTCGACTATTTTACATACTTTCGAGCCAATGTAAAGATCCGCCTTGTCTTCAATGCAACACCATTCATGAACGGCAAGTATTGGATGTTTTTCGCACCTTTCGATGCAGTTTCTAATCGCTCTGCTCGACTTGGATCCTTGCCCAACAACACGGGATACCCAGGTGTGGAAATTGATCTTGGATCAAATGCTCCCGTCGAAATTAAGATTCCCTATTGCGCACCACTTTCGCATTACAATCTGATCGACACGCATTCTAACATGGGAGAGATGTACATTGTACCGATCAATCCCGTGCAGACTGGAACATCACCCGTTGTCAACGGAGCGACTTTTACCATCTTCGCCTGGTTTGACGACATTGAACTGGCTATGCCAACATCTTTGCCAGTCACTGTTCCTGTTCTCCGTGCTCAAGTTGGCAATTCTGAAGAACATGCCGCTACCTCTGGACCTTCTATCTCAGGAGTCGCGGGCGGTGTCGCTTCAGTTGCCAGTGCCCTTGGCGGAATCCCTCTTCTGGGACCATGGGTGCGACCTGTTGAATGGGTTTCGCGTGCGATTGGTGGTGCAGCTTCAACCTTCGGGTGGAACAAGCCTGCCAATTTGGATAAGAACTGCTCATATTCGAACATCGCTGCCAAGGGCTATACCAATGCTGATGGCATTGATATGTCTTCTAAACTCGCAACGATGCCCGATAACGGACTCACATATGATAGTGGTCTCTTTTCAACTGAAATTGATGAGATGGACATAAAATATGTGGCCTCTAAGTCTTGCATCTTTAGGTCTTCAATTCCATGGACGATCACTGACTCCGTGGGGAAGATTCTGCATGGTAACGCAGTTTCCCCTGGAGTGACTGAAGGATCGGCCACGAAACTAGAGCCCACGACCTTGGCGTATTTGGCGTCGATGTTCAGATATTGGCGTGGTGGACTGAATTTCAGATTGGCCGTTGCTAAGACCGCTTTCCATACAGGCCGTCTCCGCATCACGTATCATCCTGGCATCTACACTGTAAATCCTTCCTCCATCAACGAGAACGCCTACAATTGGATTCTTGATCTATCAGTTTCTTCTGAAATCGAGATCAAAATCCCTTATGTAGCTAACGTTCCATGGAAAGAGACACTTGTGAACCCATTTGGTAATTCATTCTGGAATCGTGAAGACTTCAGTACAGGGTTTCTTACCGTCGAAGTCCTTACTGAGTTACGTCGCGCGTCAGATTCAGTTTCCAATAACTGTCCCTTCAACATGTGGTGTTCGGGAGCAGATGATATTTCGTTTGCTATTCCCGACTTTGGGAATTACTATGTACTTGATCCTGCTGTAGTTGAGCAGCTTGAGGATGAAGATGAGGAAGAAGTCTTGAAATTTAAAGCTCAAGTTTTCAATCTCACACAATCCGCTGTTGAACACAATGAACAAACGGAATCTGATGCACAACTCGCCTTCCCCAAGTCGAGCATGTCAACAACCACTGCTGAAGAATTAACCATGGGTGAGAAAATTACGAATCTCCGACAACTTTGCAAGAGATTCGCGCCCATTGCGCAAGGATACAGTTATCCCTATAGGCAAGATTCAGATTCTAATCGGTGTTCTTACCCTGGACCGATGCCTCATGACACCGCAAAGTACGCTTTCAATCAGGTTACTATTGACCCTGCCTATTTTGGGCGAGCAGCAACTAATGCTGTCAATGAGCAACTTGTAGTCTTGCCTGTTTCCCGTCGGGACGATGGTCAATTTCTTGAATCCGCTCAACGTGCTATGCGGCATTTTTGGACTGCTAACCCTCTTCATAGGATTTCATACCTTTTCCGCTTCTTTCGAGGAGGCAAACGGTACAAGATTATGAATCCCGTGACGAGTGTTGTTAGGTGTTCGAACACCGGCTGGCGCCCAGCTGCGGAAAGTAACTTCTACACCAATAACATGGATAGGGTGGACGTAGAAAATATGCGGCCAAATCAACCCATCTTTGCTGTGCGCGATTGGGATATTGTGGAGAACGGCGAACTCGCGCAACCACTTGTCACGACCTTCGACAACACGCGCCAATCCGCAGAATTCGAGCATTTGGTCTACCCAGATCTTAATGGCATGCTTGAATTCGAGGTTCCTTACTATGGACAGACTCCCATTTCTGTTGTTGGTGAGGGAACCTTGAGCTCTGTCGACGGACCACTCGTTCGACGTGCAAAGATTTTCCTTCGACGTTCACACGATCCGAATGGAATGGATGGCGTTATGTACACCTATAACAGCGACCAATCCAACCCGAGCACAAACTCAACGGCTTCTACTCGCAGTGGGGGAACTCGTCCATGCTTTGGTGGCTGCCTTATCTATGAGGCTGCTGCCGACGATTTTTCTTTCGGCTACCTTGTCGGCGCGCCAAAATTGACAAGGGTAGCTCAACCCTAAACAAAAGGTATTTATGCCTTATCATTAATTATTTTCGTAATTCAACCCTTTTGGGTGGTCACAATTCCAGTCTAGGAATTGTCCTTTCTACAGTACATCTGTTAAACTGAACCACCACGGGTGGACGTAGGTTTATCAAGATCTAGAAAGGTTAGCCCTTTTGGTAAAGATTTTGTTTGTTTAAAATTCGAAATTCAAAATTAGACCTAGCACTTATCCC